GAAACAAAAGCATGGAAAGCAGGTGAATTTTAATCATGTTTGAGATCATCAGCGGAAAGGTTCAGAAGGCGAAAAAGGTCGTCCTGTACGGACCGGAGGGGATTGGAAAGTCTTCTCTGGCCGCTCAATTTCCGAATCCGGTTTTTATCGACACAGAAGGATCGACTACCGAACTGGACGTACAGCGATTACCTGCACCAACAAGTTGGCAGATGATCAATCAGCAAGTTCAATGGGTTAAGCAACAAGGAGCGTCACGTTTTGGCACTCTTGTGATAGATACGATTGATTGGGCAGAAATGCAGTGCAATGAGTCTATTTGCTCTCAGCATAATAAAAAAGGAATTGAAGATTTTGGGTACGGAAAAGGTTACGTATTTGCATCAGAAGAGTTCGGTAGATTTTTAAATCTACTAAGCGATGTGATTGAGGCAGGTATACATGTTGTGCTAACAGCGCACTCGCATGTCGTCAAGTTCGAGCAACCGGATGAAATGGGAGCCTACGACCGATACCAGTTAAAGCTAGGACAAAAAACAGGCTCACGGACAGCGGCATTAGTCAAAGAATGGGCCGACATGGTGTTGTTTATCAATTATAAGACATTCAGCGTCGCTGTTGATGATAAAGGGCGAAAACACAAAGGGCAGGGTGGTGCCCGTATGGTTTACGCTACCCATCATCCGGCTTGGGATGCGAAAAATCGGCATGGCTTGCCGGATGAGTTTCCGCTGGACTATTCCCATATTGCTCATATTTTTGCAGGAAGCAATACTTCGACATCTACAGCAGAGACGCCTACACCTTCGCAGACGGTGCCAGAAACTGCTCCAGTTCAGGTAGAACCAAGGCCTGACTTGGCTCCACCGGCACAGATCGAGCAGAAAGAGCATCCAGCAGCTGAAACGGCTATGGAATCTCTTGACCCAAATATCCCGCAATCTCTGCGAGATTTAATGCTGAATCATCAAGTTGCGGAATGGGAGATCCAGACGGTTGTTAGCCAAAAGGGATATTACCCGCAAGATACGCCGATCACCAACTATGATCCTGGGTTTATCGATGGCGTACTGGTAGCAGCATGGCCGAAAGTCTTTGAAATGATTCAAGAAACAAGGAATCAAATTCCATTTTCATAAACGAAGAAGTAAAAGAAGGGGAGGCATTCAAATGGGATGCGATATTCATTTGCACGTGGAAAAGAAAATCGATGGGAAATGGACTCCGATTCTCGGCGTTAATGAGCCCGAGGTTGAATATTTAGAGAATACGATTGCGGATATCAAGGAACGCGGAGACAAAGTTGATTACTGGGAACGCCGGCTCGAAGAAGAAAGAAACGGTACAGCCAATTTTATTTATGATGGTCGTCATTATCTGCTGTTTTCTCTACTTGCCGGTGTACGTAACGAATACGACCTTAAACCAATTTGCGAGCCGAAGGGTCTTCCGGTTGATGTTTCGGATGAAGTTAAGGCCAATTCCGATGAATTGGGCATTGACGGACACAGCCATACATGGCTGACGGCCAGAGAACTGGTCGAATTTGATTGGTCGCAGACAGTTGAGCAAGAAGGATGGGTTTCTGAAAAAGAATATAAAGTTTTCAAGGAAAAAGTCCGTCCCGAAAGTTGGAGCGGTGGCGTAGGTGGCGGAAGAGTTAGGCATGTATCTAATACTGAAATGAACCGAATTCTCAAAAATGGATATCCTTGGGAAAATGATGATTCGTTCTATACGCTGGTGAAATGGACGCTTCCGTATTCTGAGATCGTCGGTTCTTTCTACACATGGTCTATTCCGAAAATGACAGAGCTTGCCGGCGACGATTTGGAAAGCGTGAGAATTGTATTTTGGTTCGATAATTAATAAGAACATTAGGAGGAATCATACATGACTCAAAATATTGAAAGAGAACTTGGCTGGGATGACACAATCGAGAAAGACGGTGGGGAATTTGTACTCCTCCCCGAAGGTGATTACAATTTCACAGTTACCAAATTCGAACGGGGACGTTTCGCTGGAAGTGCAAAAATGCCGGCTTGCAATCAAGCAAAACTGGAATTGATGGTGCATTCATCTGAACATGGCGATGTGGTCGTATTTCACAATCTGTTCCTGCATACCAAAACGGAAGGGCTGCTATCAAACTTCTTTTCCGGTATCGGCCAGAAGAAGAAGGGCGAGAAGCTGAAAATGAACTGGAATACGGTTGTCGGTTCTAAGGGGCGCTTAAAACTAGAAATCAATAAATTCATCGGTAAGGACGGCGTGGAACGGACTAATAATCAAGTGAAAACTTTTTACCCCTATGACGAGGTATTCGGCCAACAGCAACAATCACAACATCAGGCGCCTTTCCCAAACAGCGGCTTTACACCAGGCCAATTTTAGGAGGTAATCATGGAGCTAAGAGATTACCAGCAGTCAGCGCGGGAATCCATCCAAGACGAATGGGAAAAAGGCGTCAAAAGAACGCTTCTGGTACTCCCGACAGGCTGCGGCAAGACAATCGTGTTTTCGAAGGTGATTGAAGACCGTGTAAGGCTAGGCGAGCGTGTGCTTGTCCTGGCCCACCGCGGGGAATTGCTTGAGCAGGCTGCCGACAAGCTGGAGAAATCAACCGGGCTAAAGTGTGCAACGGAGAAGGCGGAACAGACTTCCGTTGGTAGCTGGTACCGGGTTGTTGTCGGAAGCATACAAACGATGATGCGCGAAAAGCGACTGGAACAGTTTGATCACGACCATTTTGACACTGTTATCATCGATGAGGCACACCACTGTATTTCAGACAGTTATCAGCGTGTTCTTCAATATTTTGAAGAAGCCAACGTACTGGGTGTAACAGCGACTCCGGACAGGGGAGACATGCGGAACCTGGGCTCATATTTTGAAAGTCTGGCTTATGAGTATACATTGCCCAAAGCGATAAAGGAGGGGTATCTCAGCCCGATTAAAGCCATAACGATTCCGTTAAAGCTGGATCTTTCTACAGTCGGGCAGCAAGCCGGCGACTTCAAAAATAGCGACCTGGGCACAGCGTTGGATCCGTACCTGGATTCGATTGCCGCTGAGATGTGGCGAGTCGCCAAAGACCGAAAGGTCGTAGTTTTCCTCCCGTTGGTTAAAACTAGCCAGAAATTTGCGAATATTCTCAATTCTATTGGTTTTCGGGCTGCTGAAGTAAACGGAGAATCGCAGGATCGGACGGAAATCCTGGCCGACTTTGAAAATGATAAATACAACGTATTATGTAACTCTATGCTACTTACAGAGGGCTGGGACTGCCCAAGCGTAGATTGTGTGGTTGTCTTGCGGCCAACGAAGGTTCGCAGCTTATATAGCCAAATGGTCGGGCGCGGTACCCGACTGTTTCCAGGGAAAACTGAATTGCTTTTGCTGGATTTTTTGTGGCATACAGAGCGGCATGAGCTGTGTCATCCGGCGCACTTGATCGCGGAGAATGAGGAAATTGCTAAAGCAATGACCAAGCAGATAGAAGAAGCCGGCATTCCGCTTGATCTGGAGACGGTCGAGAAGCAAGCTGCAGAGGACGTAATTACGCAGCGTGAGGAAGCACTGGCCAAGCAACTGGAAGAGATGAAACGCCGCAAGCGGAAATTAGTCGATCCGTTGCAATTTGAAATGAGTATTCAGGCGGAAGACTTGTCCAGCTATGTGCCATCGTTCGGCTGGGAAATGGCTCCACCGAGTGAGAAGCAAATCAAAACGCTTGAGAAACTGGGCATCCTACCAGACCAAATTGATAATGCCGGCAAGGCAACGAAACTGCTCGAACGCTTGGACAAAAGGCGATCCGAAGGCTTAACCACACCGAAGCAGATTCGGTTCTTGGAGCAGCGAGGCTTTCAGCATGTCGGTACATGGTCGTTTGATACGGCCAAACGCTTAATTGACCGGATTGCCGGAAATGGCTGGAGAGTTCCGGACGGTATCAATCCTAAAGAGTATCGCGGGGAGTGAATTAAATGAATGAAACAGTTGAATGTCCATATTGTGAACACGAAAACGATATGTCGCATGCTTTAGTAGATGGGCTATCAGATGATAACACCTTTGATTGGGAATGTAATAACTGCCACGAGGAATTTGAAGTAAAGGTCGAGTTCGAGCCATCTTTTAGTGCTAGTAAGATTGAATATATTGACTGCGAACATTGCGGAAACAACACGCGAGACATTTACGAAAAAGGGAGGGTCTACCCCTTCCCTGAGAGGTTATCTGGTAAGAGAGTTTGTAAACAGTGTTTTTGCGAGTCTCTTGCTGAGGAATACACAAGTAACAAGAAAGTGGATTGAGCCTATGGAACATAAATTGGATCTTGTTGCTTTACTGGAATATATCGATCCATCCTATCTGAGCTATCAGGACTGGGTTGCGGTCGGGATGGCTCTCAAATACGAAGGCTACACGGCGAGTGATTGGGATGATTGGAGTAAACGGGACAGCACCCGTTATCATCCCGGAGAATGCTTTAAAAAGTGGAGCACATTTGAAGGTACGGGAACGCCAATCACGGGAGCCACGATTACGCAGATGGCAAAAGACAACGGCTGGATGCCGAGATCTACCCACCAAGATGACCGTGAATTGGACTGGAATGACGAAATTACTGGCGATTATGTGGTTATCGATCGGAACTGGATCGAAGGAAAGGAAATCCACGAACCTAACGTTTGGAACCCGGTACAACAGTTAACCACGTACCTGGAAACGCTGTTTGAAGCATCTGAAAACGTTGGATACGTCGTGGATACTTGGCAAAACGATGAAGGAAAATACCTTCCTACTAAAGGGGCATGGGATCGATCAGCCGGTGAATTGATACAGCTACTTAACCAATGCAATGGCGATATTGGGTCTGTGCTGGGCGATTACAACCCGGAAGCCGGAGCCTGGATTCGGTTTAATCCGTTGGATGGTAAGGGCGTCAAAAACGAGAATGTGACCGATTTTCGATATGCCTTGGTCGAGTCCGACACGATGGACATCGAAAAGCAGAATGCCATCATGCGGGAGCTAGAATTACCAATCGCGGTCATGGTGTACAGCGGCGGTAAAAGTCTCCATGCAATCGTGAGGATTGATGCGGCCAATTATGACGAGTATCGAAAACGGGTGGATTACCTATATAACGTCTGTAAAAAGAACGGGCTTAGCATTGATAATCAAAACCGGAATCCGTCCAGGCTATCCCGTATGCCGGGCATCGTACGGAATGGGAAGAAACAGTTTATTGTTGACGTGAACATCGGCAAACCAAGCTGGGCAGAGTGGCATGAATGGATTGAGGGTGTGAACGACGATCTGCCCGACCCAGAGAGCCTGACAGATTATTGGGACAACATGCCAGTCTTGGCACCACCTCTTATCGAGGGCGTGCTTCGCCAAGGGCATAAGATGCTCATGGCCGGACCGTCAAAGGCCGGAAAGTCGTTTGCTTTGATCGAGCTTAGCATTGCCATAGCTGAGGGCGGTAAATGGATGGGATGGCCATGCACAAGGGGCAAGGTACTGTATGTCAATTTAGAGCTTGACAGCGCTTCTTGTCTCCATCGTTTTAAGGACGTATATAGCGCGCTTAACTGGCAGCCTAACAACCTTGGAAATATTGATATCTGGAACCTTCGTGGGAAGTCAGTTCCGATGGATAAGCTTGCGCCGAAGCTGATTCGACGCGCGGCCAAGAAGAATTATATTGCGGTCATTATTGATCCTATTTATAAAGTGTTAACCGGTGACGAGAACAGCGCCGACCAGATGGCGCACTTTACAAACCAGTTTGACAAGATTGCAACGGAATTGGGAGCTAGCGTCATCTACTGCCATCATCATTCTAAGGGTTCACAGGGTGGTAAAAAATCGATGGACCGGGCATCCGGCAGCGGCGTATTTGCACGCGATCCGGACGCACTGATCGACTTGGTGGAATTAGAAGTGACGGAAGCTTTATTGAAGCAAGAGGAAAACAAAGCGATTTGCGCCTTGTACCAACAGTTCTTTGAAAAATATAATCCGGACTATTTGGAGGAACACGTATCACTGGACGATGCATTGAGCGCCAAGGCTATGGAGGATCACGCAAAACGAGCCATTCCAGGGCAGTTAGCAAGCGCTCAAGAGAGAACCAAGCAGGCCGTAAGAAGCGTCCATATCCGCTCAGCCTGGAGAGTCGAGGGCACGCTGCGGGAGTATCCCAAGTTTGAACCGGTCAATATGTGGTTTCAATATCCGATCCATAAAGTGGACGACGTGGGTAGTCTGAAGGATATCGAACCCGAAGGAGAAGCACCGGCATGGAAGAAAGCGACGAACAAGCGGAAGGATTCAGCCAGGAAGGAACGTCTAAGCAAGGCCGAGGAGTTTGAAGAGGTCGTGAGCAACTGCAATTTTGGGGATCCGCCTACCGTACTGGATGTCATATCATGGTACTCTTCAACTGGAAAAGAGGTTGCGGAACGTACCGTAAGAGATTGGATTAAGAAATACGGATACAAAATTGATCGGTCAATCGGCTTCCGGATTGTCAAAAAGGAAGACAAAGAAGATGAGTAAATTACGGCGGCAATCATAGTTTTATGGTGGCTGCAATATGTTGCGGCAATCATTAATTTATGGTCGCCGCAAGTTGCAAGCATCATGGTTGCCGCAATTCCGCGAAAAGTTGCGGGGAATGACTCCTATTATTTATATATATCGCGCCAGTAGATAATTAATTTATGTTTATGAAGACTGTAAGTCAGTGGTGGTGT